CGAATCCCCTCCCCACAATAGCCAGGCAATGTAGCCAGCATCGTCTTCCCCGCCGCCTTTGTTCTTTTCGTGTCGTGAAAAGAAAGCCGCCATGCGCTTAATGGTTTCGTAACTCAGCGCCTCTCCATTGGCCAAACTTGTAGCTCGCGCCACTCCACTGCCAATGCCTTGCTTGCCCGCCTCTTGTGTGGTTAGGCCGCCCTTGCCATGCTTCTTGCGTAGCTCTAAGCCTCGACGCGCTGCAGCCCTCACAGACGATGGAGGGGCAAAGCTAGCGGCATCAAGGCTCAGTCCTTTGGGGAGCTTTCCTCCCCTTCCTCCTCTTCTGTCAGCGTCAGGACGTAAGAATCCCAGTATTCATCGCTTTTGCCTTGCTTGCTCATGCCAGCCTCGGAAAGAGCAATGGCAATCGCTTGACGCTGATTAGCCACTTTCTCTCCAGTGCTACTTTTGAGCGTGCCAGCATTGAACTCGCGCATGACCTTGCGAATCTTGGCCGTACGTGCTTTCTCGTTCACGATTCATTATGCTTCACTCCTACAAAGTATAAATCATGCGCCTCGGGATTAGTCTCAAATCCAAAGTAACGGAAACACTCTCCAAGGCAGAAAGCCGCCGTGAAGTCGTCTGGCGTCAAATTACAGTAATACTCCCAGCCCCTGCCAATTGTCAGAGGGCTATCCTGTGGGGTGGTGCGCGAAGTTCCGTGCTCGGCCCTGCCAGTAGTGGCACAAGTCATGACGACAATTCCGCCAGGACGGCACAATCGAATCATGTTGGCAAAAGTGTCCTTCCATTCTGGATTGTGTTCCATGCACTCACATGAAATTACACAGTCAAAACGTTCCGATGTGTCATAATTTTGCCCTTCGCACACTATATCGACTCCCGGTCCTTCGCCAACATCAATTCCAACATAAAGACTTGGAGAAGTGAAAAACTGGCGAACAGTTCCATTGATATTAAGACTTCCGACCTCCAGTACCTTGCTGTTAGTGAAATACTCTCCATACATGCCCTTGACGGCATTGATGAAAGAAAGTTGTGCGGGATGGGCCATGGCGCTAGTATCGCTGCCTTAGTTTAATCAGGTTTGCAATGGGCTGGCTGTCCTCTTGGTCTTTTGTGGGGACAAACAAGGCCCGATTCCTTGATGGTGCATCGACTTCGGCGGGACTCATATAATACACTGCGATGCTCTTGCGAAACTGCCCCTCTGGACACCGCAGTGGAGCCGGGAGGCCATGCCATGATTGTTGGTCGGTACGGAAAATGACTGCTCTATTGAATCGACATGGAATTGTGGTTTCCAGTCGCAATGGACGATTCTCTTCGTAGTCATGGCTCCAGAACTCCAAGCCGCCTCCCCATTCTTCTTTCCATCCTTCCGTCAGATAGACAATCAAGTTGACACGTCGCTGCAGACCGGTTTTGGGATGGAGAGAATAATCTTGATGGATGTTAAGCTTGCCGCCAGTGCCATGAATGTGCCAGCCTCCACCATGCAAGCCAATATCGCCAATAGCATCAAATGGCAGGTCCACAAATGGGCCATTCTTCACAAGTGTTGAAATTGTGGAATAAGTGGTAGCTGGAAATCTGTCCCAGTGATTGCAGGTTTTTTTATTCTCCAGCGGATTGTCGTAATGAAGCCACATGGGACTGTCAAAAGCTGGGAAATCTTGCTCAAGTTGCCTGGCAATCTCTATCGGAAAAAAGTCGTCAATGATCCAATGGTCAAAAGGTGTGGGTTGCATCATTTGTCGTGAAAAGCGATTGGGGCACTTTCGATTGCGCCCAAGTTCAATACATTTCGATAAAGCACCATTGCAGTAAATAGGCGTTCGGCAATAAATGCAATGCCGCGCTGATTGTATCCTTGCTGCCGCCTAAAGCTTGACTCATACTTTTGCCATAAAGGAGCACAAAACTCGTTCAACAGCATGGCCATGAACGTTGCATACAGGCGCCTCGGTCCTCGCGCCATCAGACAACCATGAAAAGTATTTTGCTGCCATACGAGGTCTAATTGATCAGCAGACAATGGGAACAAGCCTTGACTTGCCGCTTCCATTGTCATCTCATAGCCCGGCAGCCCAGGATGCCCTCCTTCAAATTGTTGCTTAAGAGAGCATCCAAAATGTGCCGGATCAGGCACGTAAAGCACTGACGGATCAGACGGCTTAATTGCGTCTTCTAGCCATGACCGACGATATTGAGCATTACCAATAAGCGCGTCCTCAGGCTGATCTTGCGTCAACCTTAAGACCGCTTGAATACAGGACAAGTCTGCCCAATAAGCATTATCCACGGATTTTGGTCCATCATCGTACTCCCACCTTGACCCCCCCATGCCTTGAGTCAGTTGCTCTGGCATCGCCCTCCAACGCTTTGTGCCGCAAAGAACTGGCACGACAGTAGTAGCACTTGTCCATCGCACAGGTTCATGCAGAATGCAGCCTGCATAAATAGTCAAATCAGAGCTTTGCATAGACTTGCCTCTTTTGCCATAGTTCGTTGTAGTTATTAACACCAGTGGCCCCAAGAACGGTCAAGTCGCCACCACCAGCAGGTTTGCTCCAAGCCATAATTGTGCCATCAGGTAACACGAAAGCGCGATTCTTTTGCTCATGCGAAGGCGTTAACTCTATGTAATCACCAAACACGTAGTCCGCATCACTACCATGCCTTGCAAGTGCTTGTCCAAGCAACGTCGGACCAGTGGGGCACAATGGAGTGATGCCATAGTATTCCCGCTTGCAATTCTCTACGATTTGCCGAATTGCAATGGATAAGGCATGATTATTGGGTTGAGCGTAAAGAACAGTGGTGGCACAAGCAAAGCTCGTGAAACTAAACCGCTGAATATCACGAAAGGCCAAGAGTTTAATGCGCTCACCAATTTCAACTGGAGTAGCACCCCTGACACCAATATCAAAATACCAGCCACCCAAAGCGTTCAAGATGCAAAAGCGGCCAAGGTCAGCCTTGTACGAATAGGGACGGAGAGTATCAAATGCCCACAGCACTTCCTCGTCATAATGGCTTTTGATTAAACTACGCAGATCCTCGTTTCCATAGAGCTTGTAATCAGCGCCAGGAAACAAAGCCTTGACCGTACCCGTTGCATATTGCAAATGAGGCGATAACTCAAGGCTATTCACTTCATTGATGAAGATTTGCGAAACTTGCATCAGCCCAGCCTCACGGGAGTGCCAAAGCCCTTAAAGGCAGGCGTTGGTTTTTCGTTCAGGCAGCGATCAATGATGCCAGTCATTTGCCCGACAATCGTGTCCCAGTTATAGGCTGGATCAGTGGCGCGATCAAAGCACCAAGATGCTGCATTGCGCAGCGAATCACGATCCTCGTAATACTCTGTCAAACGTTCAGCCATGCTCGCTGCAGACGGGATGGGACGCTCCAGGCCGTAACCACGATCTGTTTCTGCCTCAAAGCAATCAATCCGCTTAACGCCATAGAAGATTTCCTTCAGGCTGGTATGGTCTGGCACCAGTTGTGCTACACCAGTAGCGGCTTGCTCAAAGTTGACCAGCCCCCAGCCTTCTGCAATGCAGGTGTTAACGCCAATATCAGCGGCATTGTATGCCCGATTGAGGTCGGCAATGGACAGGCAATTATTAACGCTAAAGTTCGGATTGGTCAGAATCAAGCGGCTAGCTGGGTCGTAGTCATAGTCTCGTGCCACACGATTAAACAGTGGGATAATGTCCCAGCCTTGGTCTTTCACTCCCATGTGAAGCCACAGCCTTGCCTTAGGAAAGTTCTTGGCAAAACGGATGAAGCCCTTAATCGTGATGTCAATGCGCTTACGAGGCTGATTGCGATTGCCATTGAACACCACAAAATCATCCTCTGAAATTCCCATGGCCCGCCGCGCCTCATTGCGGTCCAATGGGAAGAACTTAGAGCGGTCTACACCATGAGGAATCACGTCAATGGTGCCAGAGTATCCGGCTTTCGCCACTTCTTCTTTGCCGAATTGCGTGTAAGTGCCAAGACCATCAAGACCATCAAGATGCGGCATGAACTCTGGGAAAATGCCATAGGAGTCAATGGGCGAATAGCCATAAACTTTCATTGGCACTTGCTCTCGCACTGGCTTCAGTGCTGAAAGCAGAGGCGGAATACACCACAGGTCATTGGTAATCCATACCAAGTCTGGCTTGATAGCAGCAGCCAGGTCCGCAATTCGATGGGAGCCAAAAGGATCATGGCCACCAACTTGCGCCGGATACATGCGGCAATACTGCTGCATGGGCGACGGATCACCATGCCAATTCACTGCTAGGCCATGGATTTCGTGCTTGTCCGACAGGCGAGGGATAAGCTCCTCTGCTACACGACCAAATCCAGTCTGGGCTCCAATGTCACCACAGTAAAGAATGCGTGCCACAAAAAACGAATAACTGCCACCATGGTAGTGGTCGTTATGGCATTTGCGAGCGATAGTAACGAATGGTGCAGCGGCATCTTGCCTTGCATTCACAACGCTGCCCTGGCATTGGCAAGGCGCCTAGGGCCACAATTCCGGCAGCAGCATAACGAAGACAGTCTTGACAATGCTGAGCCTGAGGATCAAGGATGCGTTTCATTAACGTATAGCCTTGCTTCTCTTGCCGGATGGTGGTACCAGTCCAGTATGAGCCCCTGACGCTATCGGCATAGAGACCAATACGGGCCAAGGCCATGGGCACTGATACTCTTTGCTCCAGGAGGTCTTTGGCAAAGCCCTCCAGATAGCGATATTCTTCCCTCAGGCGCCATCCCACACGTCCCCATGCTGCAGCGTCCATTCCTTGCTGGCCACCATTCCCGACCAAAGCAGCTTGGATATGAGCCCGCTTAATTTCGGCCCTCACTTGCACTTGCCATTGCTCTAGGCTCAAAGTGCCATCAGCTAAAGAGGCTGTTAGTGCCCTTAGGTCGCTTTTTGTCCTGTTCACTCGACCATCAATGATGGCCTCAACAGTGGCGCCGCTCAAGAACCTGCCATTGGCGGCCCGGTAGCGGCCTGTGCGGGGATCGTAGGACCAGTCCTCGTCCAGCCTTGCGCCAAGGGCAATGGAGTCGGCTAGGAGGGATGCTGGAGATAGTTCCTGCATCATTGCTGCTGCGGGTCAAGGTCGGTGGCCTCAAGAAGCGTCTTGTACCGTTCCGGGGCCTCCCGTTTCCATTCTTCCAATGCCGCCTGAATATCGGCCTGTTCAATGATTGCCGCTTCGTCAATGCCACTAATGATTGTGCCTTCTACTTTCAGGGGATCAATGGCATCAACTTTGCTGCTGACCATTCGTGCCGGTCCTTTCCTTTCAGGATCAGGGTCGGCCTTGCGCTTGCGGGCAACAATCGTTTGGCGCTCCTCTTTGCTCATGGCTGCAGCCTTGGCCTGTGGCAAGCACTTAGGTTTGCCTTCCTCCTGTCCTCGACCACCACAAGGCCCCATGATTTCGCCATTGCTACCAATCCTCACCCACTTTTCCTTGAACCATCGGTCAAGATCATCAGCATGGATTTCACCATCGTCTCCCTTAAAAGCACCTGAGAGTGAGCCATGTTTTTCCTTATAGAGAGCTTTGTATTGCTGTACCACGTAGCCACTGGCATAAGCCGATGGCCAAACCTTAAACTTGCTTTTTGCTGCTGACACGGCCTGACTGTGCAATCCTTCATCGGCAAACTTCACGTCACCGCGACGCTCCTCTAAATCTCGCGGCATAAACAATCCCGCCTCACTGTCTTGCACATCCCTACTTCCGTCCATTGGCAGCGTGCCATTCTGTTCATTCAGGGGATCACGTCCGCCAGGAGGCACTGGTTTGCCTTGTGTCTGCTGGGGCAGTTCACGAGGGAGCGATGGGTCGAGAGTAAGTTCCATTGTCCATTCACTGCCGCCATAACGCGCTTCTGCCACTTCTTTCGGATGTAAGACGCCAAGTTGGATGTAGCGGCCATCAACGGCTGCCACTCGTGCTCTCACGTCAGCCTTTTCCCTTTCGTTTAGCTCAAACAGGTCATTAAACTTGATGCGCCAAGAATCAGGGATTTGCCCATTGGTGGGGCCTTCCTTGCTCAGCAAGATATACTCCATGAGCTTTTTCAATGGGCGGCGGAAGTGACTGCTTTGATAGTCACCTAAGAGCTTGGCAAAATCTCGTTCTTCACTACGGCCAGTGGCGCCAATCCCACTGGGACTTTCGCCAAACAAGATAGTATGAGGAATCTGAGAGGCGCCAATAATGTCAATTCTCAGTTTCTCCAGTACATCACCAATACCAGAGAACTGCCTGCTAATGAACTCAAGCTCCTCTTTCTCAGCATCAATGGCAAATCCCCTATACACGCTCTTGCTCATATCATTCAGAATGAGTCTATTCTTCACGTCATTTTCTTTGCCATTGGCCAGCATCTGAGACAGGTTGCGAATCTTGTGGACAAAAATGTCAAACTCACTTAGCAGCATGGACGACGAATGAATGCCAGTCCAGTAGTGGCGGAAACTATCGTAAATTGGCTGCACACTACTCATTCCCCACCCATAGTTCCTTTGACGAATCCGATAGGGAAGCCACATGCCATCAAAGCGCAAGATGCGATCCTTATGAATCCTTTGCAGGGATGGTTGCTGAATGAGATCGCCTGAAATGATCTGGTAGTAAGTGGCTTTGGCATAGTCGTACAGGCTTTCTTCGCTAATCACCGGAGCGATTTGATAGCGGTCAAGCACTTCCATGCCTTCCACTTCAATGATGCCGTTTTTATTGACGGGCTGGTCGGCAGGCCGTCCATCATTGATGTAGAGCAGAATTGCTGCCCCGCCATAAAGCCTTTCGTTCTTACTCGCAAGGTTAAAGTGCTCCAGGATCATCAAGTCTTCAATGACTTGCTCCATTCCCACCACCTCTTCGGCCTTCACGCCATCGCCACCAAACAGGATGCGAAAACCCTTGCGTGTGGACTGGTCGGCCACAATGTCCACCACTCGACGTGGAATCCACTCTCCATAGAGCCCCTCCAGTTCCTCTTGCGTGAGAAAAATGATGGGCTGGGAAATAGTGGCCTGTGACTTGTCTCTACTGGTTCCCATGCCAGTGAAGATATTGGCTAGGCCGTCAGCCCTATAGCCCTCCCCGTCGAAATGCCCAAAGTTAATAATGGGGCCACCATCTTTCGCGCTCAGTGTGGTCATATTGTTGGCTTGTTTTCTCCACTCTAATTGCCGTTATGATATTGGCGGTTGCGCCTCTTTCATGGCCCTGCAAGTCATTTTGACCGAAGACGAAAGCCTTTCTGCCATAGAGGAGGCCCATCGTCGCCAAAAGACGAATGAAGCAAAAGGGCTATGGGGAAGGAATGGTGGGGCTAGAACTGGCGGCAAGGCCATTGAAATGCACGTTATGGGCGCCATGGGCGAAATGGCGGTGGCAAAGCACTTGGGCCTTAAAGACTTTCTTTATCAAGAGGCCGAAGCCAAGCGTGGTTCTGTTGACTTGCCGCCAGACATTGACGTTAAAACTCGCAAAGGCCATGATCGTGACTTAATCGTGCAACTTTCTGACAGGCGAGATAAGCGTTATATTCTGGTTACTTGGATGAATCCCGCGCAGTTGTTCATTCATGGATGGATTAGTGGCGAAAAAGCTATGCAGCCACAATACATTCTTGATCCAGCGCGAGGGCGCAAAGCCTACTTTGTGCCACAATCTGTCCTTCTGCCAATGACACATTTTGACAATGCTCAAGTGCTCACAGTTTGCTGAATACGCCCTAGGTCTTACTTTATGGGATAAGCAGAAAGAAATTGTTGATGAATACTTCAATGGCACCAAAACGCATGGTGTTTGGGCGCTTGGCCGCCGTTGTGTCACTGGAGACACGCTTATTACTACAAGTCAAGGAAACATAAAAATTAAAGAGTTAGCAGATCGCGGTGAGACGCTAACGCTAGAAGACGGAAGCAAATGGCAAACGTGTTCTGCACAAGTGGCCCAACTGGATGGCAGTTATGCTTCCGCAGAGCTTGTGCACGTTGGGGGAATAGAGCCAACCCGAAAAATTACACTAGCCAATGGCCTCTTTATTGCCGGCACTCTGGAACATCCCATCATGGTCATGGGAAGCAATGGAGCAGAATGGAAGGAACTACAACATATCAAGACTGGCGATTTAGTTTTTACTGTTTCCATGAAAAGGAGCAATGGGCGAGAACTGGTGTCGGTAATTGGCAATGACGAGAATGGGCTGCATCAAGTATTTGATCTACACGTTCCTAGTACAAATGCTTTTATTGGCAATGGCATCTGTAATCACAATAGCGGTAAAACTCTGCTTGCCGCAGTAGCGGCTCTTTATGTTTGCTTTGTCCTAGAGGAGCGTTATAGGCGCAAAGTGAGAAAGAAGGAAAAATGGTACATTGTCACTATTGCCAATGACCAATCCCAGGCAA